ACTATGAGTGATGATATAAAGAAAGCCCAATTCTCAGTACAAAATTCTAACTTAAACGTTTCCATGCCCATCGCAAAGGTGGATAAAGAGAGGCGAATCGTTTCTGGTTTTGCAACACTAGATAACGTAGACCGACAGGGAGACGTTGTTCCTGCCGAAGCGAGTGTGCGAGCATTCAAAGGTTTTGCCGGTAACATCCGTGAGCAGCATGACAGCACAAAAGCGGTAGGCAAAATGATAGAATTCAAAGAAGACATGTATTACGACAAAGAGTCAGAGACAATGTTCAATGGTGTCTATGTGTCGGCATATGTTTCTAAAGGTGCTGAAGACACTTGGCAAAAGGTTTTAGACGGAACTCTAACAGGTTTCTCAATTGCTGGTGAAATTACAGAAGACGACACAATCTACGATGCTTCCCTAGAGAAGAACATTCGTATTATTAAAGATTATTCTTTGAGCGAATTGTCTCTGGTTGATGTCCCAGCAAATCAATACGCAAACGTATTGTCTATTCAAAAGAACGGTGACTTTACTGGTATGCTAGCAAAGGCACTTATTGAAAATGTTTATTACTGTGACCATGATGACATAGTTCAACTATCGTCCACAGTAAAGTCTTCCTGCCCCCGTTGCGATGGTGGTATGGAAAATATTGGTTTTGTTGAGTCGAATGACCCTGACAAGGCTGAAATGGTTAAGGGCATTCTTTCACAAGTAAAGAAGTCTAAGGAGGTTGATGTTATGTCCGAAGAAACAACTGAAGCCAAGGTAGAAGAAACCGAAGCGGTTGAAGAAGTTGCGGAGACAGTAGAAGAGACTGTTGAAGAAACCCCTGAGACTGACGAAGTAGAAGTCGCTGAGGTAGTTGCTGAAGATGCCGTTGAAGAAACGGTAGTCGAAGAAGTAAATATTGTTGAAATGAAGATTGAAGAACTAACTAATGCTATCGCTGGAATCAGTGAGCAAATTAGTCAAATGGCTGTTCTTGCAGAGTCTGTACAAAAGATTCATCAGCAAGTAAGTGAGGTCTCCAAGAACCTCTCAGGTGTGAGCCGAGAGGTCAATCAACTCAAAGCGCAAGATAATGAACTTGGAAAGCGATATGAAGTTCTTGAAAGAGAAACTGCTTTCCGAAAATCTGCTGACTTTGGAGAAGTTATGCAGGGTCAACCTGAGAAGGTTGAGAAATCACTATGGGATGGACGTTTCCTCAAACAGAACGACCTATTCTAAAATAAAAAACTATACGGAGGTGAAATAATTATGTCAGACGAAATTATAACAGAAAACACAACTGAAGAAGTAACTTTCGAGAAGGCAGCAGCAGTGGCTAACGCCACAGGCAACCCCGGCGTGACCGGGAACGTTGGTGTTCCTACTACAGAGCACTCTTCAGGTTACATTGGTGTAGGTGGTGTCGGCCAACAAAACGATGGCGATGCAACTAACTACAACAATCTAGGTCAGGCTCTCAATGCTCAAATTGGCGGAGCACCCTCACCGCTAGACATCAGTCCTTCGGGGCAGACAGGTGGAGGTATCCTCAACCCAGAGCAGAGCCGCTCTTTCATTGATTATGTTTGGGATGCTACGATGTTGGCCCGTGATGGGCGGCGCATCACTATGCGAGCAAACACGATGGAACTGGAAAAAGTAAACGTTGGACAGCGTGTCCTTCGGGCCGCTGCTCAGGCTGACGAACAGCATGTAAATGCTGGCGCAACTTTTTCAAAGGTGGACTTGTCAACAAAGAAACTACGGCTAGACTGGGAGGTTTCCAGTGAAGCACTTGAAGATAACATCGAAGGTGCAGCACTTGAAGATCACCTAGTTCGCATGATGACTTCTGCGTTTGCTAACGACATTGAGGATCTCGCCATTAATGGTGACCTCAGCGATACCACGGACCCATTCTTGGGAATCATGGATGGCTTCTGTGTTCAAGCAGACAACGATGGTCACGCAGCAGTGCCTTCTTATTTTGGCACAGTCGCACCAGTTTCCGGTGCAGCCGGTACTATTGACCAGTTTGCACAGCCAACTGGTGACTGGGATCGGTTTGTCAATGATGGTGGCGGAGCACACGATGTTACCGCTGCTGGTACTCCCGTTTGGGACACCGAGACGATGCAGGAAATCCTTCTTGCAATGCCTCGCAAGTACCGTGCCATCAAGTCGGGACTACGTTACTACGCAGGTAGCGATACCTTTGCGAAGATCGTGGCTTCTAACGGAACCGGAACCCCAACTGGTCACTCCCCTTCAACTCAAATGTATGCAAACTCATACCTTGATGGTCGGGATCAGGAACTAGGTGGCCCAGCGGCTACTCGTGTTCTTGGTGTACCAGTGCTGGAAGTTCCTTACTTCCCTGAAGGTCGTGTGGAACTTACGTTCCCTGCGAACCGTATTTGGGGAATCCAGCGGGACATTACGGTAAACCGTGAGTACCGTGCCAAGAAAGATACCATTGAATACACCGTATTCATGCGTTTCGGTATTGCTTGGGAAGAACTAGATGCTGTTGCAGTAGCAACTGTCTAACATAAAGCAACTTGTGAGGGGAGGGCCGAAAGGCTCTCCCCTCTCATCTATTTGTGGTATAATAGATACAATAGGAATACTAAGGAGTAGTTATGAATGTTGATACACTGAACATTAAAGACTTGCGGTCTTACGCAAAGGATAATGGAATCAAGTTGCAGAGCGCAACTAAAAAATCAGACATCCTCGCTATCGTAAAAGATAGCATGGGGTCAGAAGAGGCACAGGGAGAAACCTTGGAGTCTTTGTTTGCTGAAGATAATGAAGAGCAGCATGTAATGACCTCTCGTAATGAGGATGCTCGTCAGGCTAGAGAAGATGCAGAAATTGCTGAGAGAATAATGAACACAGAGATTGATGAGCGTAAACCTACTGGTAACGACATGGCTGTTTGTCTTTATTCTGAAAAGAAGTATTCTTCTTCTAGTTTAGGTAAACTTAATATTGGATACAATATTGTAAAAGAAGACTTGGCAAAGATTTGGGTTCGTCTTCCAGATGTTCGTCTGGCAGATAAAGAAGAACTTATGCGAGCGAAAGAAAAAGGCATCAAGCCCGGTCAACGTATTGGCCCCAAGGGACGTAGAATGTAATGAGACTATATCGTCAACCCCCACTTCCTTTGTCTATTGAGGTTCCTAACGCTCTTCCAGACACTGCTTATGATGTTGCTATTATTAATCGCAATACGGAGTGGGGTGTTGCGGTAGTTAGTGATGCTCTTGGTGTTATCAAGTTTGATCTTCCTAACTACCCTTTTGCTTTCTTTGATGAGGTTTATGCTTTGAGCATTCAGTCTGAGGATGTTACCTTTATCTGGAATGATGGACAAACAAGTTTTGTAGATGACTTAGAAATCAAGCGCCCATATTGGGCGGTAGATCTAGATGATCCCCTAGAGTTAGTAGAAGAAGCAATCATTAGTGCTACCATTGACGCTATTACTGGTGGGTTCTATTTCACTAGAGAAGCATTTGAAGGTCAAGGATTGGGCACAGACTTTTTCCCAACACCTGCTCTTACTGTAGGAGTGTTGGAAGCATGGCAGAATAACGTTCAGGTTTATTACAAGTACTTGCCCATGCCCGGTGACCCAGACTTCACTAACATCTTTAATTATGAAATGACTAGGGACATGACTGCGATTACTGTTGCTAACAATAATCAAAGAATTTCTGTTGCCTCTAGACCTGTTGCTTATCATAATGGGAATAGTGACACTTACTTTACTCATCATCACGCTGCCCCATTTTTCCCTGAAGACTTTTACTACATCTTTCTTTTGTCTAACGGATACGCTCAAATCCCTGACGACATCAAGTTAGTTGCAGAGTTGTTGAGGATTATGTGGCTTGAGCAGGGTGAGATTGGTAACAATGACTTTGATGATTACATTACGGAATACTCTACAGATCAGTTCAAATTGTCTATGCAGTCTCGTGCTGGTGAGAATAAGGGTTATGGTTCTACTGGAAACAAAACGGTTGATGCTATCTTAAGGAAGTACATTAATAAGGCAACAAACATTAACCGTCTTGGAGTGCTTTAGAATGGGTCTTAAACTTCCAAGTTTTCTTTACCTTATGAGTTGTGATGTTTACTACGCTTCTTATTTGGACGCTTCCTCTACCCCATCACAAGATCTTATTCAAGATGACTTTGGTAACATTATTGGTGGTGTGGGACAGAACGAGTTTGGCGAGTCTGTGAAGATTTGGGGTTTGGATAGGAACGAAAGGCAGTCCTACTTCAATGTTATGGGAACAGTAAACTTACAAGACTTAAACGCAGACACAGCATTTACTTACAAGAAAAGGTTGAATGGTCGTTTCAAGTATCCGTCAGATCCAAGGGTAGACAAAGATGGTGGTAGTCATCCTATTAGTGACATCCTTATTACTAATATGTGCAAGAAAGCAAAACTGCTTGGCGCTCCTGATGAGGAACTACAATTAAACGCAGATGGAACACCCATTGTCTTTGAGGTTATGAGTGTTGATCCTTTTATTGATCCTTGGGGAAACATAGAGTATTACAAGATCCTGCTTGAACGAGCAGATGACCAAGGATTATTGGGGGGTACTCAATGAAATACAATACTATAGACTATGATAAGACTATGAGAAGTGCTTTGAGTTACTCTGAAGGTTTTCTAAAGGGAGTAGAGCAATATCAAACTTACTTTAATTTACAACTTGCTGAAATAATTAAGCAGGCTTTCTACAAGTATGTGGATAGCGTTGCTAGGTTAGATCCAGATTCTTTACAGCACGTTTATGAATGGGGTCAGGTGGGTGTTGGCGGCGGTAGACTTTTCCAAATAGAAGCGTTTACTGGTAGGCAATCTATTCGTTTTGTAACTGAGTTTCAGCAAAGCACTTCCGTGTCTCCTACATCTACTGAGCCTTTTTATAATAAGGCATCTGTTATGGAGGCGGGTACTATGGTTACTATTAGTCCTCCGGCTGGTGGAGTGCTTGCTTTTGAGGGAGCAGATGGAGAAATGGTTTTTACTTCTAATGAGATTCAGATTGATGAGCCGGGTGGCCCTGAGGCAGCGGGTGGTTTTGCGGCGGTAGTTAGAGATTTCTTCTATAACTATTTAGATAAAGGATTATTAAGGCAACTAATAAAGGAAATGGAGACACCTATTGAGTTCTCTCAAGGTTGGAATAAAGGAATGAATTATTCTACTGGAGTGAGAAGTGCGAGAAGGTATCTTACTATTGATGGAGGTGTTGGATAATGGCTCTTAAAGACATAGTTCCCATAGTGCCTGCTGTACCGATAAATAGGTATTTGTGGAGTGTGATTGCTGAACTTGATGCTGATCTTGTTTTAGGTTATGATGGTATTTTACCCTTCTACCCTTTGGGAGAAAGCGCATCTGGCGATGCGCCTTGGAATGGGAAACCTTCGGTTGTTTACGACCGCATGATACAGATTAATCCATCACCATTTTATCCTGTGAAGAAAGAACAAATCCACTATGCTCTCAAAGCCACGCCAAGTGATAGCCTAATTTGGGGTTCTGCTATCCAATATATTTTGGATCGTGGTGACGCAGCAGCGCAAGATGTAAATGCTTATAATGCTGATATGAACTACGGACTTTTCTTTCACACGCTTAGAGTGTTCCAAACATCTACACAGATCTCTAGTAGCGGGGTTCAGCGGGATTACTCAATAAATCAATTCTATATTAGTAAGTTTGTTATTGATTGC